TCGTGGGTGTAGCGGGCAGTGTAGACCTCTTGAGCTTGGTCGTATGAAACGCCCGCGCCCTCGGTCTTCACAGGAGCTTCGCCGAAGCCCGATTCCATCACCTCTTCTTCAAACGCACGGTCAGAAGATTCAACGGAGTAGATTTGGGTGTGTTGGTTCTCGTAGTTTTTATACTCGAGTCCGAACAGAGCATTGAGACCAGGCTCAAGCTCTTTCACCAGTTGTGCACGTGAAATTGCCATTTATGTTCTCCTTATTGACCAGCAACACCTGTACTACCGTACACGTGTTCGTTGATCTTAACTACCACCACGGCGAAAGAGCCGAACTCGTTACCTGGGACGTTGTACAAGCCAACGGTCTTCAGGTTCAAAGCAGCTGTAGTAGCAAGCGTAGCCGAGTTCAGTTCCATAGTGGACACACCAGTAGTGGTGCTTCCGCCGGTCCCAATCACGTCTGCATTCTTGCCCACGTCTGCAGCAACGAAGCCTGCATCACATTGGATCAAGAACAACTGACTAGGATCGTCAATCACATCGGCAATGATCTTGCCAGAAGTGATGTTGACAGAACCAGGATAGTAGTTCTTCCATGTTGGCTTGCCTGTAGTGGGATCAATGTAGTTGCAACCGTTAAACACACCTACCGCAGCAGTGTGTGTAGCTGGAAGAAACCGAGTGATGTAGCCCGCTGAAAGAGCAACCAGGTCGCCTTGAAAAATTGTTCCAGCTTGGTTATCAGCAATCTCATATCCGTACTGTTTCTGAGCACCAGTAGCGGAAAGATTGCCAATAGGACGCAAGCCAGAAGCCTTGTCGATATTAGCCATTTGTGATTTCCTTAAAAAAGTAAAATTTGTTAGCCCTTGTTAGAGCCGCCAAAAGAAACGCGAGACTGACGTGTGGGCCGCTGAATGGTCATGCTGTTGTGGGCATTCGCTTTCATCAACTCGTTGTCCGCCGCCTGTAATTGGTCATTCGCTCTACTTTGGTAATACGCGCTGCGCTCTGCCAGTGTCTCAATCGGGATACGTGCAAGAAGTAAACCTCCCACGCTGATAACACCAGCATGTCGGCCGTCTTCTACTGTTGGCACATGATAGTCGGGGTACTCGTCCCCACGAACTAACTCATACCCCTCGCGGAGCTTTCCAGAGATGTTCGTGCGGTCGTCAATACCACCGGCTTCAGCTCGAATCCAACGGTGCTTATATCCAGGAGGTGGAGGTGGCGCATCCAGTCGTGAAGGGGGAGCCCAAGGTTTACGTCGCGCATCGCTCTCACGAGATTCGGCCCCGCGAGAACTGCGATTGAGTGTAGGTACTTTAACGTCTGACATGGTCTTACTCCTTTACGTACTTGGCATATTCCTCAAGAGGAACACCCAGCTTTTTGGCAATTGCAACTTGACTTGGGGTCAACTTGACAGTGCGGCGTGCGTTGTTGATACCCGAGGATCGGGATGCAGGAGCCACCGTTTGCACGAGTCTGGCGGACCTGTTAGTTTGCGCCTGCTGACCTCCACCCAACTTCTGGGGGAAGGTCTGCTTTAAGCGATTGTCTAGCTCATCATAATACTCATTGCTGTTCGGGTCAAATCCCTCAGTTTGAATTAACTGACGATGAATTCCCCATGCTGCATGAGTCATGGCTGTATCTCGGCCGTACCAGGGGTTACGCTCGGCCCAGTCCTCAACCCGTGGATCGACTTCCTGCTGAACTTGTACTTGGGGCTGCTGGGCAGCCTGCTGGGCTGCTTGCTGCTGCTGATAGTTCCACTGCTGTACCTGCTGCTCGCGCTGCTGGGTAGCGGCAGTGATCTGGCTTTGCTCCATGGTAAGCGAAGTCAGGCGTTGCTGGGCTTCCGTCTCGGTGTCAATGTCACCTTCTTCACGGGCCTTGCGGATGATTTGCTTTAAAGCAACAACTTGCGTTTGAACACGGCCATTGGCCTCGCCCAGGCGCTCGCCATCTGCAGTCATGTACTGTTGCTCGAGCTGCGTAGCACGGGCCTGTACGCTCTTAGCGTACTCCAGGGCTGCTTGCTCACGGCGCTGGGTCTCGCGCAGGCGCGCGGTCAGCTTGTCAATGCGTTTCTTGACGCCTTCGCTGTACTGGTCCAGCTCGCCGCCGTCATTGGACTGCTGTGAGGTGGTCTCGACCCGAGGCGCTTGGGGCTTGTCCAACACTTCAGCAGCACCGTCCTCCCCAATTGCGACGGTAGCCGGACTTTCGTCCTCACCTATCTTAAATTCAAGTTGCTCATTCATGTCATTGCTCCTTTACATGTGCAGAATGTCTTCGGGACTGTTCACCACTCCAAGTACCTCATCGTCGTTGATGAGACGAATCTCACCACCGTCGATTGGTATGCGTGCGCCAGCGTAGCGGCCAAAAATAATCCAATCACCCTCTTTGCACCAGGCACCAGTGGGGAATTTAGATTGATCGGCGTAGGCTAAGGACCCTACCTTCAGGACGTAGCCGCACACTGTGCCAAGCTGGGTCCTGCGCTGTGTTTCTTCGGCTAGGACAATACCGCCCTTGCTTTTCTCAGCGCCTCGGTAAGGAAGAATGGCGATGCGCCATCCTGTCGGCTGGGGAATGGTGTCTATAACCGCTTGGTCGAGTTTCTCTGGGTCGAAACCCAGCTCTGAGTAAGCATCGTCAAGGGCAGGGGGTTTGTTAACTGCCTCCTCGGCCCACTTACGCTCCAAGGCGGTCATGTTGATTTCAGGTATCACTGCTTCGGCTTCCATGGTCTTCCTTTTATTTGAGAAAATCGTCTGTGTCATCCGTGACTTTTTTGAGCAAATCTTTCACGGAGTCTTCAACCATTCTCAAACCCTCAAGGCGACCCATCATGAAGCGATACCGCTCCATGTCTGTGATGGTTCCGTTCAGAACAATCTGTTTGGATTGATCCTGGAGTTTCCTGATTTCCTTCAGAACTGCTTCTGCAAATTCAAGCATGGTGTTTCCATGAAAAGCAGACGGTACAAGGCTCCGTCTGTTAGCACTTACTCACGAATTAGTATATCTTAACTGGACGGTTGCCGTCTTTCTTTTTTACAATCTTGTATGGCCCCTGCACACCGGGAGACGACTTGATGACGTCACCGCCCTTGGCCATCTTGGTTTTGCCTGCCTTGCTGTAAGCAACGGCAACCGCCTGTTTCACGGCAGCAGCTTTGCTCTTTGGCTTGCTGGTACCGATCATCCCGTCCTTTTTGTAGTCGCGAACGATCTCTCCGATGTTGGAGCTGATCGTCTTCCTACTGGAACCTTTTTTAAGCGGCATATTGGCCTCCTGGTTGTTGTGGCTGTGTAACCTTGGCTTGCTGCAATTGCAGCTTCTGCTGGTTAATCTGGTTGGTCTGCTGTGCCTTTTGCTGGTCCAAGGCCAAGCGCTGCTGGTCAAGGCCAATGCGTGCCTTGTCTGCCTCCGCGCGCTGGGCGATTTCCTTCTCCTTGATCTGCACCAAGGGATCAGGTCCTTCGCCACCGGCAAAGGTCTCCTGCATGTCGCGCACTTCCTTCATGCCCATGGCAATGTTGATAGCGACCATGCCTTCGCGCTGGATGGCAGAGACCATGCGGTCTGGATCGGTTCCATATTGCTTGAACAGCTCGACTTCCATGTCTTCTTCCGCACGCAAGCGGATGTGATCCAGGATGTGTTTTTGCAACTCGGCAGCAGACGTTGGGTTGGACTGCAGAATAGGTGATAGGCCCATCATCAAGTGCGTTGCAATGTGCGCATCGTGCTGCTGGCCGGCAAAGGCCTTGAGCTTCATGCCGTTGAGCACGTCGCTGTTCTCGGACGCAGGGTCACGGGGCATGTTGGTGTTCTGCGGCAGCAGTACACCGTCGATGTCACGGATGTTCAAGGCCGCATACATGCGGTAGTAGGCCTCATACATGTTGTGCATCTGCGGCGCGCTCTGCGCCAGCTGCAACTGCATCTGTGCCAACTGAATACGCTGTGCAGAGCTAAAGATGTTGGGGTCAGCCACTGGCTGCACCGACACCATGGTGTCAAAGTCTGCCTTCTTGATCCTGCGACTTGCACCTGGTACGTCGTAGGGGTACTCGTCCGGCATGTACTGGCCAAAGCCCTCGAACAGCAAGCGGAACTCAAGCGTCTGTGCGTAGTGCAAGCGCTTGTGGATGCTGGACATGACCATAGAGCCGCGTTCCAGCAACGCCAGAGTCGTTCCGACCTGTGCGTACTGGTTTCCGTCGCCAACTTGCATGTCGGCAGTGCTGGACAGGCGCTTGCCTGAGTCCACCAAAAAGCCCATCAGTGCAAACAGCACCTGGCTTGGCTCTTTGTACGGCAAAGGCAGCAAAGACGACGCAAGTTCTGCACCACCCGCGTCAATGTCACGCCATTCACCCGGTTGGATGGGGTTTGAGTCGTCCGCGATCCGCGCGCCACGGGCTTTGAAGCCTGCGGGCAGGTTAGCGAGCGTACCTGCATCAATTAACTGCCTCAAAGCGCTTGTAGCGGCCTTACCGAGGCCTCCGATGAGGTGAACAAAGCCCAGGCCGTAAGCTCCAGGGCCCTCGACCAGCACGTAATGCACAAAATAGTTGCGGCGCGTGCATCTTTCGTCGTTTTCTTTCCAGTTGCGACGAATTCCGACCACCTTCAAGGTGTCTTCTGCAAGGGTAACTACGTATGGACGCTTAATTCCGGTCGGCTCGTCATTTTCGTCCATGTCCTCAAAGCCTGTAAGGTCCAAATCCACCAATTGCTCGAGCAAAAATATCTCACCGACGTCATCTGTGGGCTGAATACCGGTAACTTTGTCAACAGCTTCCTGAATTTGGCTTGCATCAGCAGGCGAAGCAAAGGTTTCAAGCGCTATATCGAGGTATTCGCCGGCCAAGGCACGCTTGTGGTACTCGTTTGAGTCCATTGCAATGCGGTGAGTCAGGCGTGGGCACTGGGACACGACACTTGAGCCGTTGTACGGGATGTAAACATCGTCTGCCAAGCACAGTTTTGACACCATGCGGCCCAGTTGGTAGTCGTAGTAGACCTTTTTGAAGGTCGAACCGCCGTAGCCAGTGTAGAAAAGCTGCTGGTCAAACTCAGGCGTGTACTCTTCCATCACCGTAGTGATCTGGTAGTTCATGAAGTCCTGCACACGGCCGGCTTGTTGGAACTTTTCAACCGTCTCTTTGCCCATGATCTGCGAGCGAACAGGGCCGCCAGCAGGCATCAGCTCCTTGAAGGCTTGTGCCTGGAACTGAATGATGGCCTCGGTCAACATAGGATGGGTCGCGCCCGACGCGCCACGGAAGGGCTTGGTGCGCTCTTCCATGCGAAAGCCCAAAAGGTCCAGGCCCTTGGCGTACATGGACTCCCACTCGGAGCGGGAACCCTTGTCGGCCTCAAACAAAGACGATACTTCAATGCCAATTTGGGCCAAGACGTCCGGCTCAATGACCGCTGCCAGGTTGCTGTAAAAGTCTACTTCCTCGGCATCCTTCTCGCCCATCTCAACGATCGCACCACCGTCTTCTTCGATGATGATTTCAATGTCTGACTGGGGTTCTGGGATGCCACCGCCGCCCACCACTATCTCGAGTGAGGGCATGCGGTTCAGTGCTTTTTCGATTGCCATGTTTTGTCCTGTCTTTAAGGCATTTTAAAGTTAGCGTTTATGCCTTCTTTATAGGTCCGCAGCAGTGGAGTAAGAAGTTCATCCTTCTCGTTAATTGCTGCAGGCTTAAGGTAATCTTGGAAGAATTGAAGCACGGCGCTGTCGTATTTTTCAGCAGGCACATTACCGGATGCACGGCCATTGCCTTTGATTTGCATCACGACAGGGGTAAATTCATCTACCATCTGCACCTCAACTGTGTTGACAGGTCTATTACGGTTGTCACGTAGAGTATATACCTGGTACCTGCCGGTGTTGAAACCTTCCATTTTTTCTGAAGGGTATCCAATGCCACCTGTTTCATATCCTCCAACAGAGTGTCCCACATACGCTCCCTCTGGTATAGTGGCCTCGCGTTTTTCAATGCGCTTCCAGGCAAAACCTTTAAACGGCCCCTCATCAAACTGCACCAGAGGAGCGCTCACGCCTTTGGAAAACACAGCGTCCGCCACAGGCTTACCAGATTTAATGCGATCCACCAACATCGTGCGCTGGTCAGCCTGATCGCGCATCTTAAGCGCGCCCTTGACGGCATCTTCAAAACGAATATTAGCCGCCTCGCGTGGTGGAATGCTGGCCAGATACTTGTTGATTGATATTGGATCAAACACTGACTGCAATGGCTTCTGAAGGCCGTACTGCATGTCATAAATAGGCTCACCTTTGTTGATAGCCGTTATGACGTTTTCAGGAAGCATGTTTTTAACAACTTCATCCTCGGTCTTGCCCATGATTTTTCGGCCTTCGCCCATGAGCTGGTTAATCCAATTGGTCTTTTCGGGTTTGTCCATTTTGCCCATCATGGTCGACTCTTTGTAAGCCTTGAACAAGTCTTCCGCAGATGAAGTGCCGTCTCCAATAACTTTGTCATAGTCAGCAGGTGAACGGGTTACAGTTCCAACGTCGGCATTGATAAGCTCAGGGCGAAGACCTTGTGCAAGCATCTTGTCCTCTTCCGCTACTTGCGCGGTACGGCCCATTTGTCTGCCCTGTTCAGACAAAAGACTTGTGTAGCTCTGGTTAGCCGCTGCCGGATCGGAAGTAAGCAAGTTACCCTTAAGGTTTGTAGCCTTGTCATAGCGGGCCGTAAAGTCTTCCAGGGCCCGTGGGTACTTAGGAAAGAATCTTGACTCAGGTGTACCAGGTCCAACAAAGTTCTCCGGCCTTGTACCTTCTTTGACACGTGTCTTACCTGCTGCAATTTGATCAATCAAATACTCAGGAAAGTCTTCTTCCAACGACGCTCCCCTGATCTGCTTGTTGGCAATGCCTCGTGCAATTGGATCATCTGGCGTACCAAACTGGCGTGTGAAATAGTTGCGCGCTTTCTTGTCCCAAAAGTCACGCAGGATGTTTGCTTGGCCTTCGTTGCGGTCGGCTATTCTTGTAGCGTTAGCAAGGCCACTGCTCAATAACTTGTCAATGCCGCTGACATCCTCTTTCATTCCAACCGGACCACTGAGCATCGTGCTGCCCGTCGGACGGACAGCGTACAAAGGCTTGGCGGCTTGAGGTACAAACTTTGACAAGGGGCCTGCGTCGTCAAGAATAGCGCGGTCTAGCTGACGACCTACTTCCATTGCACCAGCCTTGACGCCCTTCTCAACAGCAGGACCTACCTTGCGAGACACAGCTGCAGGATTGGTCAAGTTGGACAAGAGTTCGCCGGCTGTGTAGAAACCCTTGGCTGTCGGGTCAGCAGGCGGCTCTGGGCGCACTTTGGCATCCGTCATCTGCTGCTTGATCCAGTCGCTGCTCATCACAGGTTTTTCTGTGCTGTAGCCAAACGGACGCATCAGCATCGTGGCAATATCCACAGGTGCACCCGCGATGTCATACGGCAACTCTGTCACGCCCTTGGCCATGTTCACATACGCGTCGCCAGACTTCAACTGTTGGCTGATTGCGCCTTCCTTGCGGCCTTTGCCAGAACCTGGCGTTATAAATGCTGGACGGGAAGCTGCATCCATCTCTTCTTGCGACAGCTCCCCCTCAGACTTTTTTGCTTCACCGCCTTTGTTAAAGCGCTTCTTGGTCAAGCTGCCCTTGGTCAGTGTTGGGCCTTCCAAGGTCGGCGCGCCAAAGGTGTCAGCCGATAAACCCTTGGCAGCGTTCTGCGCTGACCTAATCTTTATCTGGTAAACCCTGGCAAGTTCCTCCATCTGCGAACGCGCAGACTCCGTGTTCCTCATTGCAGGGGGTCTGTCCTTCATTGCACCCAGGTCACCCTTGGCCAAGTCCTCATAGGCCAGCTGCATTGCTTTGTCAGCAGTTGCACCACCGCCAGCAGAGGTCTTCGTGCGCTTGATGGACTGACGTGTGGGTGACGCCTTGCCTGCGCTACTGAGGTCAGCCAGGTATTTCTGCGCTGTGCCCACAGGGTTTGTGTTGATAGTCTCTTCAGGCTTCTCGTCTGACAAGGTTTCTGTGTTTTGCGCCAGCAAGGCCTGCAAGTCAATGTCACCACCCTTGGCAAAACCTGGAGGCTTGAGCGGGCCCATGCCAGGTGCAACGATCCTGTTACCCAAGCGGTCTGTGAAGAACCCAGCATTGTTTGCGCCGCCCAGCATCGTAGGCGACAGATTGGGGTTTGCACTAATGGTGTTGAGCGTATTGACCGCGCCGGCCACTGGCAAGCTAGATGGCCCGAGGGCCGTGGTCCCTGCGTTAATGCCAGGGTTGCTTGTTTGGCTCAGGCCAAAGTAGCTGTTGGGGTCTGTTGCTGCACCGCCTCGGCTGATGGGTGATGTGCCAAAGATGGGCGATGCAGGCCCTGTGATGTTGATGCCGCCAATGTCTCCTACTGCGCCAACCTGGCCCACTTGTCCGACGCCCTTGGTCTGGTACAGAGTTGGCTGAGTGACAGGGATTTGGTCAGAAGTAAAATTGGTGCGCTGGCCCATGTCGCCAAACATCGAATCAGTCGTTGCGGCTTTCTTTCTCTCGTCGTCCCGCTCCTTGTCCAAGTAGCGCGACCAGCCTACGTCCAATGGCCCGCCCAGGTCAATCTTGCCAATGCCAGATGACGCGCCAATGGTGGAGAAGTTAGCCGGCAAAGACGTTACGTTAGTGGTCTTTTGCGTACTGCCAATAGATGGCATTGCTGTCAAGGCTGCCTTTGGCAAAGGCACATAGCCACCGCCTGGCGTGATGCCGTCCCAGCTTCCCGCGTCAGGGTTGTTGTAGCCGCCGCCACCAGGGCTGAAAAACAACTTATTGCGTTTGGTGTATTCGCTCTCCGGCATCTTCATGGATTTCTCATACGAGTCAATCCATTTAGGCGTCGGATTAAAGCCCGCAGCAGCTGCGGCCTTAGACACCGCTGCATAACCACCGTACTTTTCCAACTCCGCCGTAGGCACCCCGCCTTGCGTGCTGCGGTACATCAGACTCAGTGCCAACGCTCCTGTTAAACCGCCGGGCGCATTCGTCTGGTTTATCACGTTGGATATTGGCAGGGCTGCCTTGGCCCGTGCTTCGGCGTCCGCCTTCAACGCGTTTTGAATGGCCAGCTGCTGCGCTGCAGTGGATGCCTCCTGCTGCGCTTTCAGAGCGGCAGCTTGCTGCGCTTTCAAGGTTGTCAGCTCCAGTGTGTTGCTGGTGGCCAGTGCTTCACGTGCTTTGTTTGCGTCGTCTAATTGCTTTTGCAACTCTGCTGCTGTTGGGCCGGTAGCGGCCGGCGTGGCTGCAACAGGTTCTACTACAGCTGCAGGGGCCGCCGCGCTTCGCGGGCTGAACACATTTTTGATTGCGCTGACAATCCTGCCAATTACGCCGCCTTTAAATTCAGGCAACCCAGTGATAGGGTTGATGGTTCCAGAGCCGCCGTGCGACTTCAAGAACTCTACCGATTCAGGTGACAGATAGGCAAGAAGCTCATCCCCACCACGGCCCGCCTGTGCTACCTGGTCAGCCAGTGCCATGATCTCTTCTTTGGTGTAACCGTAGCTTTCAAAGTCCTTGATAATTGCGCTGGCAGTTTTGTTGTGCGGGTCTTCACTAACCTCACCGCCATCGGCCATAAAACGGTTGCTCACGGACATCGAGCCGAAGTTAAATTTGTCTGGGTCACTGGCCACGTCAATTGCCACAGAGCGTCCCACTGCGTCCTTCTGTGCACGCTCCGCAGCAAGCTGCTGGCGCGCCTGGACTTCTTCTTCCTTGAACGGCAGCACAGGGGCTGTTCGATCAAACATCGTCGGCGTTGTAGGCGCAGTCATGTCAAACTCACGCGTCAGCGTGGGCGCGGCAGGTCCTGAGTAATCCTCGGTCCGTGGTCCTGCGTTGTACGCCTCAATGCTCTTGAGGTACGTGTCGTACTGCGTCTTGTAGGGGTTATAAACTTCTTCGTTGTAGCGCTGCGCCGCCGTGTTGTACGAATCGGCCTGTGCTTTGTACGGGTTGTAGACTTCGTTCTGCCACTTGGTCAATTGGTCGTTGTACGCCAGGCGCTGCTCTTCAAATGCGTCCAGCTCTTTTTGACGATCACTCAGATACTGTTTGTCCGAGCCACGGAGCATGGCCCTCTGCACAGGATTGGCAATACCACCAAACGCAAAGTTCTGGACAGCAGGCATGTCGTATTTCGATTTCTTTGTCATATCACCCCGGCCAAGGAATTAGTTTGGACATTTTAAACGTCAATAGTACTCGGGCACAAGGTCTTTGAATTCGCTTTCTTCAACATCGTCTGTTGCCAGGGTGATGAAGTTGCCGCGCCTAAAGCGGTCCATGGCCATCGTTGTGCTGTCCACCATGTCGTCGTTGTCCCCATGAGGGAAAGCCGCGCATTCCTCAACAAGCAGCTCGGCCCAGTCCGTGTCAGGGGCCCAGACCATGCCCGCCTCAAACACAGGGGCCACTGCGTTGGCTCGCGCTACCTTGTCAGTGCCGGTCCTCCGCCCCCCTGGTGAGTACATTGTCACAGGGATGTTCATCCTACGAAGCTCCTGCTGCAAAGGTGTACCCGTGGCCTTCGCCTCAATCAGCACATTGTCTGGCTGCCAAAGGTCGTACTGCTCCTTGGCAATGCGTTTTAGCTCAGGAAAGTCCCAGCGCCCACGTTTGACGTCAAGCAAGATGATGGACGCCCCCGAATCCTCGCTCAAATAGAACACGCCCCAAGTTGTGATGACAGAAAAGTCAGCCGTTTCCTTCTTCGAGTACGCCGTGTCCATGGACTGGATGATGTAGTTCACAACCGGCGGCTCATCCTGCGGCCAGACTTTCCACCACTCCCTTTTCAGAATCGCACCCTCGTCGTTCGTGGGCTGCTGCTGGTACATCGCGTTCCACTTTTGCATAGACAAAGTGGCTTTCACGCCTTCAAGTTCCTCGAGTTTCCAAAAGCCTGGCCAAAGTGGGCGACCACTTGGCAAAATAGCTGGGAACTCGATCACCTCCCACTGGTCCGCGTTGCGCGATTTCTGCGCCTTGAGCAAACGGGCCGTCAAGTCCTTCGTCCCCCAGCGCGTCATCACAATCACAATTGCGCCGCCTGGCTGGAGTCGAGTACGAGGGCCAGAGATGTACCACTCCCACGCATTGTCCAAAGCAAGCTCACTCATCGCATCTTGCTCCGAATGCGGGTCGTCAATGATCAAGACGTCAGCGCCACGGCCGGTCATCGCGCCGCCCACACCAACAGCAAAGTATTCCCCGCCTTTGTTTGTGTCCCACCGGCCGGCAGCCTTGCTGTCCTGCTTCAAAGTCACATCCGGGAAGACCTCCTTGTAGGTGTCCATGTCCATCAGGTCACGGACCTTGCGACCAAAGCGCACGGCGAGTTCGCTGTTGTGCGTTGCTTCAATGGCCTTGGTGCTCGGGTCTCTTCCCATCAAATAGGCAGGAAGCAGATAGCTTGCAAATTCAGACTTTGTGTGCCGAGGGGGCATGTTGATGATTAAACGCTTCAAAGACCCAGCGGCAATGCGGTCGAATGCCTTGGCCATGATCGTGTGGTGTTCCCCGAGGATCGCGCTTGGCCAGACGTAGCGGGCGAAATCGATGAAGTGAGTACGTGCTTTGTCTTGCGTGTCAATCTGCGCGAGCCGATATTCAAGGCGCAACCGGTCTGCTTCAATATCTTCAGGAATCATTGGGGGTCCGTTTCGTTTTGAATTTTTAAATATTTTGACACGAGTTGACATTGTTGACAAAGGGGGCCCTTTATTGCAAGGGGGCCTAAAAGTGTTTCACGTGAAACTGACCGTGTAAAACAGGGCCAAGGCCCGCGCAGCCTGAGACCCGGCCCATTTTTTGGGCCCCGGGGTGGGTGGGTGCTCACTTACGCGCCAGGACGCGCGGACCGGTGGCCACGGACCAGGCAGCCAGGCACGCGGGCCACGGATCGCGGACCAGGGCGCGCGGCCCTGGTGTTTGTGAACCTGGGCCCCGGATCACAAACACGGACCGACCAGGAACACAAACACAAACACGGCAGCAGGCAGCAGCTGCGCGACCAGGCAGCCACCGGCACCAGGCCCAGGCACCAGGCAGCAGCTGCGCGACCAGCTCGGCCGGTGGCCACCGGCACCAGGCACGCGGGCCACGGACCAGGCAGCGCTCGGCAGCCACCAGGCAGCGCGGACCAGGCAGCGGCCGGCAGCGAATAACTGCAGCAGCTGCATTAACCTGGCAGCAAATAACTGCACGCGCTGCAGTAACTGGCCAGCAAATAACTGCAAACCAGGCAGCGCGGCCCACGGCCCAGGCAGCCACCGGCAGCAGCTGCAGGGCGCAAACCAGGCAGCAGCTGCACACGATACGCGCTGCACGTTTTGGGCGTCCAGGGCCGAGCACCACGCGGCAGGCCTGGCCGGTGGCCACGCGGGCCAGGTTAGCAGGCACAAACCAGCGGCCACCATAGGCAGCCGGTGCGATACCAGGCACAAAAAAACCCGGCACGCGGCCGGGTTCGGTTCGGGTGAAAGTGGCCAGGCTAGGCAGGCAGCCCGGCCAGCTCGGCCAGCTCGGCCAGGGCCTGGTCGGCCAGCTCCAGGGCGCGGGCCCGGTCGCGCTCGATGTGCTCGGCCACGGTGCCCAGGCCCGGCCGGGTAACTGTTACCAGGTAGCAGCTCCAGGCAGCCGACCAGGCGACGCGGACCAGGCCGGCGTCGGCCAGGGCGACCAGCTGCACCAGCTGCAGGCGGCGGCCGGCGCTCATGCTGCGCACCTGGTGGCAGCCAGCGCGGCCCGGATCGCGGCCAGCTCGTGCTCGGGATAATCCAGCGACGCCAGGCGGCGGTCGCGCTCGGCGGCCAGGTCGACCGGTTCGGGTTCGTCCAGGCACCAGGGCGCGGCGTCATAACCAGGCAGCGCTCGGCCACTAGTGGCCACGCCGGCCGGATCGGCCAGGGCGACGGCAGCGCGACGGATCGCGACCATATAGCCGAACGCGTCGCTATCGTCCCAGCGCGACCAGTCGCTGGCCTGGTAGTCCAGGCAGTCGCAGGCCTTCACAATGGCCACCGGCAGCAGCTCGGCACCGGCCGAACGGTCCAGGCCACCGAACGGCAGCAGCTCGGCGTCGAACCGGCCCGCGTATCGGTCGGAAAACGCGCACCGGTTCGCGCTGGCCAACATGTGCGCGACGGCGTCGGGCGACGCGTCCAGGGCGACGCCCTGGCGAATAGCCCAGGCGACCAGGGCGGAAACGTGATAATCGGAAACAACAAAGCAGCTCATGATCAAACCCCCTCGGCCAGGTCGGCCAGCTCGGAATAAGTAACGGCAGCAGCCACCAGGTCGGCGACCGGGCGACCGGCGACGGCGACACCGGCCAGCAGCTGCGCAGCCATGCCAGGGCGCGGACAATCCAGGGCGAAGCGCTCCCAGGTCACGCCGTCGGCGACACGGTGAAACACGGACGACGCACCGGCGACCATGGTCGGCCAGGCCTCGCACATGATCGCGACACCGTCGGCCACCAGCATCACGTCGCCGTGGCGGATCGCCTCGCATTGTGACCAGTCATAAGCGCTGGCCATGTCCAGGTTGCGCAGGTCGAAAATTTTCGTGCTCATAATTTCTCGCTTTCTAGGTTGATCCCGGCCACCGTGGCCGGGGGTTTTATTTTAGTCTAAAAAATATACTTTGTGCAACACGTCAACAAACACAAACAAAAAAGCCCGGCACGTGGCCGGGCTCGGCGGCCAGGTCGGCCGGGTTAACGCATGCGCAGCTCGTTTGCCAGGTCCTGGCCACCGTGCCGGCCGATCCAGCCCTGGCCGGTCAAACCGTACGGGCCGCGCTCGATTGTGATCTGGTTTTCTCCCCAGGTTAATTGCAGCCAGGTTTCACCGGCGGCCAGGGCTTTGCGGATCGCAGCGCGCAGCGTCGGCCCGCTGGGTTTTTTCGTGTATTCAATTTGGACCATGTCAAACCCCCACGCCCAGGTCGGCGTCGGCCAGCAGGTCAACGGCCCGCGCCTTAAGCGCTGCACCGGTGCCGAACCATGCCGACTCCATGCGGGTATTATTTGAGCGGCCGCGTTCGTGGTCGACTAGCTCGGTCACGGCGTTAAGCATAGCCCAGCGGGTGCCGGCCACGCCGGGCAGGTCCGAGCCGATAGCCTGGCCGTTAAATAATTGCATGATGCGCACGTATGCTTTCGATTCATTCACCGGGCGCGCGCTCGAATGATACGGGCGCAGCAGCTCGGCCACGAACGCGTCGGCCTGGTCCTGGTCCATGCTGGCCCCGGCCAGCTGCCGGGATTGCACCAGGAAACCCTCCCAGGCATTCGCGACGATCCCCAGCTGCAGCCGGACGGCCTCGGCGTCGAAGCGCTCCGAATGCAGCACGCGGACGGCGCTTTTTAAATAACCCAGGTTTTTCTCGCCCTCGCCCTTGATCACGCGGCCGCCACTGTATCCGCCCACGGCGGCGGTGATTGTGTTATTGCAAACCACGCGGATCGCGGTGAATTTTGCGACGGTGGCCATGGTTCCATCGTATGACGTGCCGAGCAACAAATAAGGTTTGACCAGGTCGCGCTCGACCACGGGGGCAGCGTCGCCCACGCTGGCCAGGGCCCAAACCCGGCGGCCGTCACTTAACGCGCCGGCGGTTTCAAGTTGAAACCCGCCTAGGTCGACCAGCTCGCGGAAAAAATCCATAACCTGGCCGGGCTGCACCACGTTATAAGCATTAGACACAACGGCCAAGGGCGCGCCGGTGTCCGAACGGTGCAACACTTTGCGCGCGTCCCAGGTTTTTGTCACGGGGCCGCCCAGGCCGGCCAGGCCGTAGACCGTCGCCTTATACTGAACGGGGGATTCGAGCACGTCATAACCCAGGCCCGCCTCGCGTGTCCAGGTTTCAATACTTGCACCAGGTGTCAAGGCCTGGCCCAGGCCATGCCAGGGGGTTTGCCCAGCGTAAGCAATAGCAGCGCGGCCGGTGGTTTCGTCGATCATGTGAGCCATAATAAATTCTCTCTTTCTAGGGTTAGTGCCGGGGAAAATTCCCCGACGGTTTTATTTTAGTCTAATGTTTTTGTGTTTGTCAACAAATCAACAAATAAATTTTATTTGACCAGGCCCAGGTCGCCGACCACGTGGTGGCGCAGCAGCGAACCAGGCGGCAGCGAACGGGAAAAGCGCAGCAGCTCGGCCGCGTCGTCCTGGTGGCCGCCGGTTTTTGTTTTTTCCCATGCCAGGCGAACCGGGCCGCCGTTACCATAGCAGCCGCCGGGGGTATCGTCGCCGACCAGGCGCGCGCCGCTGCCATGTGCAACAAACACAACAACATAATCGCGCTCACCACGTGCGCACAATGGGCGGCCGCCGCCGCACTGGTCGCAGCTAAAATTTTCGGCCAGCTCGGCCGGGCACTGAACAAAGCGCACGCCGTCGACCGTATACGGCCAAACCGTGCCGGACGGGGCAGCCACCACGGCCGGGCGGCCTGCAGCCACGGCAGCCAGGGCCTGGGGGATTGTGTCGCAGCTGGCATTTATTACGGTTTCACCAGGCGCGGGCACCGGCAGCAGCTCGGCCGGAAAGTGTGAATAAGTCCAGGCCTGGCCATTACGCGGGACGGCCTGGCGGACGGCCTGCAGATAATCCAGGTCGACCAGGTCGGCAGCGTGCGCGCCGTGGGGATTCAATGCGCAGGTTTTCGGGCAGGTGGCGAACACGTTATGGCCGCCGGCCCGGTAGGTTACGGCGATCGGCCCGGTTTTTTTGTTGGCTGAATGCTTTACGGTTTTGAGCATGATTTTCTCTCTTTCTAAAAAAATTAACTGTGTGTATAGCCGTCGGTTTCAATGCCAAGCCACATGTTGCACCACTTGACCATAATGCAGCCGTGCCCAGGCACCACGCCACGGCGAAAAGCCAAATAAGTCAGTCCCTGGTTATCACGTGAAAAAACGCGCTTCAATGCGGCGCGCTGGGGTTTTGTAAGGCACATAATTTTCTCGCTTTCTTTCTTTCTAGTGGCCGTGCGATTGCCTGGCCTAAAAATATTTTAGTGCAACAAATCAACTTGTCAACCCCCTAAGCAAAAAAAAACCCGGCACGCGGCCGGGCAGGGATCGAGCGGGCCGGATCAGGTCCGACGGTCGGCCAGTGCCTGGTCGGCCTCGGCAGCGCATGCGCGCCAAGCGTTCCAGGAAATAAAACCGGTTTCAGCGTCGGGCGGCGTCTCAGTGGCCAGGATGTCCGCCGAATAGATGCGCAGCGCTTCAAGTACAAAGGCCTGCATGAGCGGGCCCGTGCTGGCGTGATCCATCACGCGGACAATAAATTTTGTGTTTGTGTCGCGTGTCATGCTGGCACCCATTCCAAAATGTCGCGGCCGCTCAACATTTCAACGTCGTCAAAGTCAGTCCTTTCCCAGGTTTGAAAATTCCAGGTTATGGGGCCGTCGGCGTCGTCGAATTCATTGCGATAAATAAAAGCATAGTCGGCAAAATTGTCATGCGTGAGAAAACCCTGGGCCGCTTTTTGCATTGCGTGCTCTTTATCCCAGGCCAACACTAAAACAATTTTCACCGAGACCTTTTTTCGCTTGTCGGCGGGGATGCCGCCGACGATCACGTTAACTGCATGCATTTTCATGTTGGCCCCTTATGGTCGAATTGAAAAACTATTATTTTGGAAAAAGTCACGCAACGCCTCGTCAAGATCAAAATTTTGCATGATCTTGTCGGCGTCGAATTCTCCGGCCAGGTCGGCCAGGTCGATGTCGCTCGCGATGTCGCTCAGTTGCGAGCTGCTTAATTCTGACGCGACGTCCGAAGCGCTAACATTTTCGCCAACGGTCACCAGCTGGGTGTCGCTAAGGTGTTCGGCAAGGTAGGCCAGCTGGGACTCGCCAATGTTTTCGGCGATGGTCGCCAGCGC